ATCATCTGTTGCCTTGACCTCGTCTTTCAGCGCTGTGAGTATTTCATCGTGTTCGTCTCCCACCTGGGGCAGGGTTCGGGCGATATCAACGACTTTGTCCTGGGAGATGCGGTACTGTTCGGATACGTTCCGGATTGATTCTTCCAGATCGCCGCCCATGCTCAACTGCTGCGCCAGGGCGATCTCCGCCTGCGCGTAGCTTTCCGCGATCTGACTGGCGGTCCTGCCAGTACGCTCCGCGGCATCGGCAAACCGTTCCATGTCTTCGGCGCGTTTCCGGTCGATCGCTTTATCGATGGCCCTCCCGAGGGCCAGAACGCCGGCCGCTGCTCCGGTGATTGCCAGGATAATCGGATGGGCGGACAGCGCTGCCATCGCTATTTTTGCAGCGGACGCAGCTCTGGTCAGAGATCCCACAATACTGACGACGGGGCCAATCGCGGCCACAATTGCTGCAGACCGGATGATCAGCTTCTTCTGCTCATCGTCAAGCTCACTGAAGTTCTGGACCAGCTCCAGGGCGGTCTCCAGGAGGGCCTCAAACATAGGGAGTAGCTCCTGCCCCAGTTCCACGGACATATCGCGAACGTCATTTTTCAAGTCGCGCATCTTATTGGCTGCGCTGTCTGAGGTTCTGGCATAGTCGCCGATTGCATCCCCGGATTGCTCCATGATGAGTTCAAGCGTTGCCTGGGACTGCGCCAGGAGCCGGGATTGTCCGGTGAGGTTCGCCTGGCCGTTTTCCAGCAGGCGCTGATCCACGTCAGTCTGACGGATGACAACGCCGAGCTGTTTCAACTGCTCCCGCTCTCCCAGGAGGGCGGCGGTAATTGCCTGGCTGGCCTGTTCGGTGCCGCCGGCCAGGTTGTTGTAACTGGCAAGATCGACGGATAGCGTTTGCACCTGCTCAGACAGTCCGAGAGCCTCATCGGCGCTGGCGCCGAACCCCTTGAGGAGGTCACCGGTTCCGGATAACAGGCGCTGGGCCTCATCCGCCGCCAGTCCGTAATTCTCGCGGAGGTTCTCAACCGCGCCGCCGGCGTTTTCCTCAACCCCCCGGAATGCGGTGTTGAACTTTGATGCGGTTTCCTCCGCCTCTACCGCGGCTTTGACGAACGCGGCACCGATACCGGCGATCGGGACGGTCAGCCCCAGAGTCAGCTTGCGCCCGATCTGCTGCATCTGTTGACCAGCTTTGTCGAGTGCCTGCGTGGATCGCTTGAGTGCTTTCTGATAGTCTCTGTCGTCGCCGACGATCTTATAGACCAACCGGCCAATTACGTTATCTGCCACGCTTCACCGTCCCGATCTTGTTTTTCGTCAGCCAGTCAACGTTCTGTCCTCGCCATTTCTCGCCGTAACACCAGTCGATCTCCGCCCCGGATGTCAGGCTCATGGCGTCCTGCATATCATTGATGTCCCATTCGTAGTTGACCTCGTCCGAGGTTGCCTGGTAGTGCTTCCTGACCACCAATTCAACCCGGGACCAGATCAACCGGCCGCTTTTTTTTTACCCGCTCCCGGCTTTACGTCCTTGTTGAGAGCGGCCACGACAAAGTGCTGGCGGTCGTATTGGTCGGAGTTCTCCTCCCACCATTGCTGGTCATACTCGTACCCGTTCTTTTCCAGGATCAGACGGATGCACTCGTTGATCGCCTCATCGCGCTGCTCAACGACTTCCGACACTCGTTCGGTGGCGTCTGCTACGTCCTGGTCGGTAGCGGCCCCCGTCTCCAATCGCGATTGAAGATCACCCAGGCGCTCGATCTCCTTTCCGGCCCGTTCCATGTACTGGCCGTAAATCCGGCGGACAGCATTCACCACCCGCCGGATCCGGAACGACTCGCCGGAGATGGAAAGCTCCACCTCCGGTCTGTCGCGATCGTCAATTACGATCGTGCTCATACGGTGAGACCGATCTCATCGTAGATCTCGATCAACTGGTCACCATCCGATCTGGATGTATCCAGACCGCCGGTCAGGGTGATCGGGATTGTTGCCGGGTTGTCCCCTGCGGAAGACGGGAACGCCAGCGTAAGGCCGCTCTCGTTCGCAGCCGACCACAACCGCGCCCGGAAGATCTTTCCGTCCTGGGTGAGCTCAACCTCTACGATCTTCGGAGTGATCTCTGCGCTCTTCGACCCCATTTTCAGCGTCTTCGATTCCGCCGGGGTGTAGTCGTAGTCGACCACGACACTTTCTGATGTCGCAAACGTTGCCGTACCATCTGTACGGAGTGCGATGTACCAGAATCCATCGGCCCCCTGGACTAGAACGTAGTCGTCATCCTCCGCGCCAAGCCCGGAAGTTGAAGCCGTCACGCTGTTGATGGTCGGCGCACTTCCGTCAGAGTTCTGACCCTCAATGCGGACCATTTTGTTTGCGGTCCACCCAGCAGCGATCGTCTGCGTTGCCCCGGACACAAGCGTTCCCGCTACCGACGAAACGGTTGCAACGCCGTCCAGGATCTCCGCGATGTTCGGCAGGTACAGCTGCACCAGGTTCGCCGACATAGACGCAGCCATGTTCTTGACGTATTTGATCACCGACTCACCCTGCGATCCGACGTACTCAACCAGATCGTATGTGACCTCGACCGACGTATCGCCGTCGAGCACTCCCATGTTGACCAGCGATCCTACGCTGTCGCCGACGCGTACCGTTGCTCCCCCCGGGAGATGCACGCTTCCATAATTGGTTCCCATCTCACTCCTCCTACGCCCGGTATCTCAAGGCGATGTCCACAGGAGCGTGCCACCACCCGGATGCCCGGAAGATTCTATCTGTCTGATACCGGGAGATTACCCATGTACCGTCGACCGTAAACTGGCGGTCGCCCAGCTCCTCAATCACCAAGTGTGCCAGGGATCGCGCCCCTGTTTTTTCCGAAGCGAACGCGGAAACCTGGACAAGCGGCCGCGCCATCACCAGGGCCGGTGAATAGTCTTCCCCGCCAAGGCGATACACGACGATGTTTGCATCCCGAACGCCTGCCGGCGCTTCTTCGGTATAAATGCGCGTCCCTACGACTGCCGTAATGGCGGCGATCGTAAGTAAGTGCTCTCGTACCAGTTCCGCTCCGTCTTTCATCTGATCCCCGATCTGATGTTCGCCTTTTTCAGTTCAGTCACCACTGCCTGAAACGCTACCTTTCGCATCTTCCGAGCCGCCCGGCGGATAACTCCCAGCTTCGGCATTGAACCGCGACTGGCTCCGGTTCGGGTTTCCCGCGGCTTTGTCCCAAACTCAACCAGGTGCGCGTGGTTCGCGTTTGACCCCATTGCCATCTCCAGCCTATTGGAGGGAACCTCCGCAAACAGGCTGGCGGAGTAGTTTCCGGTATGCTCGTTTCGCGCCGCCCTGGAGTGCAGCTCCTGACGCGCCTGCGGAACGATTTTGTTCAGCGCTACCCGCTCAGCGTCTCGCGTTGCATTCAACATCTCCTCGGAGAGGTCCTCGATGACAACTTGTGACCGTCTTCGACGCGCCATCAGATATGGATCTCCTGGTATGACCGGAACACGTTCCGCGCCGCCATCGGCACATCCAGATCAAACGCGGTGTTGATGCCGTCTGGAGAGGTGATTGTCCGGATGCCGATCGCCTCGTTCTGGATTCTTCTGCTCATCCATTCGACAACCTCAGCGACCGCGCCCTCCAGGTCACCCGGGACGGATCCCAGTTCGTACCCACCACGATAGTCAATCCTGATATTTCGGTACCCCGGCGGCCACCCGATGCGTCGATGGAGCATTCCAATATCGTCCTCGGACTCGTAGTCATCTACTACTGTGTCAGCATCGAATCCGCCATTCGCATCTATCCGAACATCCGTGATCGACTGGACCGGATAATCCGGGGTTCTCAGTTCGCGGCGGCCGGTCCCGCTCATCGTAACAACATGAGCAGATGCCGCGAGAGAACGCCCTGTCATTCTGTTTGCGGTGGCCGATGCTGCACCGATCATCCGCTCCAGGTCAGCATCGTCCATCGATACCAACCCCGGTATCCACGATCGTGCGGTTGCTAGACTGATCAGCGCGTTAGCCGGAAGTGCCACTCGTTACTCCTTGACTGCCGTTTCACCGTCGCCGGCTGAGGCCGTCTCGGTTCGCGGTGCTTTACTCACCGATTTGCTTTTCGGGGTTCGTTGCTTTTCGTCGCCAGTTACGATGTATTCAGCGTGTCCGCCCCGGACAAGATCCGCCGCGATGTCATCAGGAACATCATGTTCCCCTGGCCCGTAGCTATATCGGATCCCAGCAACCGACACATTCAATTTGATCCTCTGCATCACTCCTCCTTACAGAACCCCCGGGGCATACGCCCCGAGGGAAGTACCATTCAGGTCACGCCTCTTACGTGGCCGCCTGAACCAGGTGCTTGATCGGCGCCGAACCAGCGTCCGCCAGGACCGATCCATGTCGGAAGAATCCGATGAACCCGACCTGCGCGTAGTCCGCGTAACGCTCGGTGAGGCGAAGAATCATTCCGCCGTTCACGTCGCGGATCTTGAACGCTGAGAAGTCGCCGAAGAGCATGCTCTTTCCGCTAGCCTCGATGTCGTCCATCTCCTGGTTGATCACGTACGGATACCCGTTGATCGTGTCCGGTTCACGCAGTTGCGTTCCCGGGAGCCACAGCGGCCGGTTTTCACTGTCCTTCAGCTTTTTCAGCGCCAGGAGCGTGTTGTCGTTGAACATGAGTTCAGCGGACAGCCGGTATGCCGGGTCTACGGAGTGAATGAGATCCAGGACCTCATCATAGGTAAGAGCGGTTGTCCCCGTTGCTGTTTTCCCAGCCGTTGAACCGGTGACAACGCCTTCCGGCTGTGCCGACCCGGTGCCGGTCGTGAAATACTGCGAAGTGATCCGGCCGATCCGCTCGCCCAGTTTGGCGCGGAGATACGCCTCGATATCCACAGCGGTGTCCTGCAGGAGCTGATAGCTCACGCGGATAATCTTTGAGGAGAACATGAACGCGCCCAGCGTTTTGGATCCCATCGTGATGTCCTGCGTGGCTGCCTGGGTGTTTTCCCCGAGGAGCTCACCGACATTCCCGGTGTCGTCCCCAGTCGGCATCGGGATGTCCCGGCCGTGTTGCGTGGTGATGACCTCCGCACGAGAGCGGCGAATACCGTTGAACTGCTTCATCGCGTCAACGACACTGGCCATCATCTCGTCGGGTACTGTGTAGCCGCCGGCGGAGTCGGTGCCGACGCCCATTGCGCGAGCCTCGATCGTCTGCTGATTACTCATCAGCATGGTCCGCTGCTCGTCGGTTACGCCGGTGAGACCGTTTCGCAGATACGAATCAAACGCACTGCGGTACGCTTCCTGATCCGGATCGCGCCCGGCGGTTTCCTGGGAAGCTCTCTTCGCCTGGTCTTCCAGCATGCGCTCTTCAAGCTCGAGCTCCCGCTCTGCCTGTTCGATGTCCTTGGTGAGCTGCTCAACCGTGTCCAGCCGCTCATTGTAGGACCGCTGTTCCTCCGCGAGCAGTTTCCCGCCCTCGTTGGCCGCCTCTTTCTCCTCGCGGTACTTGCGAGCGTCTTCCCACACCTTCTTGCGCTCTTTGCGCATTTCGATGATCTGATCGAATCGTTTTGCCATTTTCTTTGCCCTCCTTAGAGCAACACCTCGAGCTCTCGCTCGCGGCTGATATAGTCGGCTGCGTTGTCCTGGTCGTCTTCCGATCGAGCTTCATCATCCGGGTGGCTCGTAGCCGGCGCGGCGAGTTGATCGATCACAGTTCGGATCGCAGCGATACGATCTCGGTCCGAGTCCCGCATGTGACCAGTGGCGGAGCGGACCGCGATTTCCTGTATTTCGTCCGGGTCGATCTCAACACCCAAAGAGCGGAGATCAACAGACGTTTGTGGATATGCCGGGAAGGTTACCGGCGATACCTCTATGAGCTGCACTTCTACCAGCTCGCGGATCACCGATCCGTCCTCGTCCTGGATCCAGCGATCGCGGATTGTCCGGAACCGGAACGACATCTGATCGACGTCGCCGCGATCTACCGAGAGCATGAAGTCCCGCGCCCACTGGGTATCCGGTGGCTCTGCTTCAAACATGAGACCACCGGCGTCTTCGTTGATGTTCAAGGTCCCGGCCTTGCGTGACCCCAGGACGTAATCGTCGTTGTGGTTCCACAGCGCCTTGACGTTGCTCTCCTGGAGCGTTTTGGTAAACGCGCCAGATACAATGCGCTCCCGGAATCCGCCCAGGTCCTGGCTCAGCTGGTTGTAAACCGCCGGTCGTCCGACGATTTTCCTGGCTTCGCCTTCTCCCTCTGCGCCGGTCTCACTTCTCAGCTCTACCGGAAATGTCAAAAGATCATGTTTCATACGTTCCTCCCACAGCGGCGAGCTCTGCCCGAACGCGCCGTTCCTCCCAGTTCTCGAGACCGCCCGTTCCATACAGCGCGATCGACCGTTGTGCGTATCCATCCATATCCAGCGGCTCCGCGCCGCCCAGGGCTGATCGGATCTCAAACAGCCCCTCATCCAGAAACCGGGCTGCGGCCTGATCGTAGAAGGATCTGATTGCCTCCGCTTCCTCGATCGCCTGGGCGTCAGTCGACTTCATCCACTGGTCCAGAGCATGGGCTTCCCGTCGAGCGATCCGTCTGAGCTCCAGGGCAACCAGGTTACGAATAACCGTTCCGCCTTCTGACCGCTCACCACTGGTGCTATCGTCTGCGTTCTGGACGACAGTGTTCCGTTGCCCGATATATACGAAGCGCTGCCCGTCGTCCCCGCCGATCGCCGAAAGCCCAACCATTCCGCGGAGCTCGTCTACTCTCAGAACTTCATCTTCCAAGAACGCACGCTGAATGATGTTCGGGTTTAGCTGACGGCTGAACGATTCATCCGACAAGCTCAGCCCGAGGGCTTCAGCTACCTGGCGTTTTACTTCGTCGTTATTCGGGAGCAGCCCTTTATCAACAGCGCTGTACATGGATTCCAGCTTCGATTTAGATTCCGTGGCGTCTGAGAGCGAAACGATCTTGCCGTTGTCGTGAATCAATGCATTGTTCATCTGAACGACAAACGAATTCCCGTAGTCACTATCTATCGGGTTCTTGTTTTCCATCTTCCGCCACTCGTTTGCCGATATGATCCCGTTTCGCCGCTCGATCTCGAGCGCTTCCGCTCGCGATTTCTTATCGCCACGGAGAAGGGAGTCGATGTTGTATTCCACAAACATGTCTGGTTCGCCGGCGAACAGTTTGAAGTTCATCTCCTGTTCATCTCGCACCAGATATGGCCGCAGACTGTGAACCGCAAAGTTTATGTTGAGATGTTCAATGTTCGAGAAGGTTGCTTTCTCCAGATCGTTGATGAAATGGGCAGGTACACGAAGGATCCCGCCGACCTCAGACCGCGTGAACTTCCGCGACTCCAGCGCCTGCGCCTCCTCCGGGTTTACACTGGTCCGCTGGTACTCAACGTTTTCTTCCAGGACGGCAACTCGATGAGCGTTTGAGAGACCGCCATACGCCATCTCCCATCCAGATTTCAAACGCTTCTTTCCTTCGTCCGTAAGCTTCCCGGGGTGCTTGAGGTACCCGCCGGGCCGCGCTCCGTTGGAAAAGAACCGTCCTTGATACTCGTCCAGAGCTGCAGCGTATCCTATCGTCTCGCGAGCGTAGTCCAGGATCCCCTTGCCGGTTATACCGTCGCCAAGCGACGACAGATGAAGGACGCGCCAGCTCGGCAGCCCGATTCGCTCGTTCCCGATCGTGGTTACATATACCAGGGACTCTCGGTCGGTGTAGACGATCTGAGTGTCTACCGGGAGCGGCCACAGAGCGATGGGATACCCGTCAGGACCAAACTGGATTTCCGCGTAGTGGTTCCCTCGCAGTATCAATCGCTTCATGAGCTGTTCGCGATAGTTGAAACCCGACATGAACGGGTTCGGCCGCAGTTTCAACATGCGATACAGCGGGTGATCGGTTGCTCTTTGGCGCCCTCCATCGGGCAGGCGTCGGTATGTTTCCAACGATAGCGATGCAACCGATTCAGAAAGAACGCGGATACCCGCCAGGATCGCGCCTACACCCATCGCGCGATTCTCATTCACCGCGACACCGGTCGATGTCGGATTGCCTCCGATATACGCGGCCGCCGCCGGAGACGACAATGGCACGTCAGGATTCTCGAGGTTGTTGCGCTGCGCCCCGGACGCATTATTAGCCAGGGCCGCGAGACCGTTCACCGCTCCCCTCAGATCCTTTATCAAACTCATAAAACGAATACCTCACCATCTTCGTACACCGATTCCGGCGGTCCGCCTTCGGTTATCTGGTGCAGCGCCATGATCGCAGCAACGATCCCGTCTATCCGTTTCCCGTATGCATCTCGCCGCGGCTTCATCGGCATAATGTTTCCCTGGCGATCCTCTTTCAGTTCGACATTCGACATC